CTAAGAGTATATAACGGTTCATCTTGGCAAGGTGGTGTAACAGCAACAGGTAACTTAGCTGGTCTAGGTGCTAACACGTTTACTGGAAACCAAACAATACAAAATACTAATCCAAAGCTATTTTTAACTGATACTAATAATGATGATGATTGGACTGTTGAAAATGCTAATGGTACATTCAAAATTTCAGATGTTGGTGGTGCTGCAAGATTAAATATATATTCTAATGGAAACGCTGAATTTACTAAAGATCTAACTTGTAATCAAGTTTTCCATTGTGTAGGTAACATAACTACTGGAGGAACAGTTGATGGTGTAGATATAGCTGCACTTAACTCAACAGTTGCTGGTATTACATCTAACGCAACTCACACAGGAGAAGTTACAGGTAGTGGTGCCTTAACTATTGCGGACAACGTAGTAGATGAAGCAAACCTAAAAGTATCTAACTCACCTACTAATGGCTATGTATTGACAGCACAATCTGGTAATACAGGTGGTCTTACATGGGCTGAAGCTGGTGGTGCTGGCACTGGAGAACAATTTGTAAGAATTGTAGCTGGTTCGACTCCTAGTGATACAGGTTCTTCAACAGCAGCTGGTTATGGTGCAATGACCAGAGATAATTCTTTCGCTGTTGCTTTTGGTATTGACGCTTTAAAATATCCAAATGGAGACAAAAATATTGCTGTAGGTGCTTATGCAATGTACGGAGGAGCTTCTAATGCATCTGCTAGTGAAAATACTGCTATAGGTCATGCTTCATTGTATCAGGTTAATGGTGGTTCTAGAAATAGTGCTTTAGGTAGACTTGCTGGCTATAATATAATTAGTGGAGACAATAATACATTTATAGGTTATAAAGCTAGTGGAACTGGCACTAATGACATAACCACAGGATCTAATAACACTCTTATTGGATACGAAGCACAAGCTACTTCTGCCTCTGTATCTAACGAAGTTACTATTGGTAACACCTCTGTAAACAAATTTAGAATCCCCGGTATTAATTTAGAATCAACTGACGGTATCTTATCTCTTAAAACTGGTAGTGGTAGTCCAACAGCAATTAGATTTTATTGTGAAGTAAATAATGCACACTATGTAAATTTACGAGCACCAGCACATTCTGCATTTTCTGGAAACCCTGATTTTATACTCCCACCAAATGAAGGAACAAACGGTTACTTCTTAAAGACAGATGGTAGCGGTAATACATCTTGGGCTGAAGCTGGCGGTGTTGGAGGGTCAACTGGTGTTGACTTTGACGACAATGTAAAAATAAGACTAGGTAATGATAATGATTTTGAGATATTTCATAACCAAATAGATAATATTATTAACGGTGTTGATAAAAACTTAATAATAAAAAAAAGTGGTAATAAAATTTGTGAATTTTATAGATTAAGTAGCTCTAATTACGGTGTGTCTTTTGATTCTGGTAAAGTCATTGCTGGTACTTTTCATGGTGACGGTTCTGCTTTAACTAATGTAGATGTAACTAAACAAGGTGTATTTTATGAAAATGCTCAAACGGTCAGCAGCAACTATACTGTTACTAATGGTAAAAACGCAATGGCTGCTGGAGATATAACTATTGCGAGTGGCGTTACCGTTACAGTGGGTGCTGGTGAATCCCTTACTATCGTTTAAATTATGAGCACATTAAAAGTCAACAGCATAATACCAGTTGCAGGAGTACCGACAGGTGGTGGTGGTGGAATTATTCAAGTAAAACAAACAGTTAAAACAGATACAGCTTCAACAAGTTCATCTACTTTTGCTGATGTTTTTACTGTTGCTATCACACCAACAAGCAGCACCAGTAAAATTTTATTATTTGGGGATTTAAAAATAGGTTATGGTGGTTACCAATCAGCAATAATGTGGAAATTTGTTAGAACAGTATCAGGTAGTGATACTGATTTATTTATTGGAGATTCAGATGGCAATAGAACTAGAAGTACTTGGGGTACTGAAGAAGGTAGTAGTTCTCATGGTGATGCGATATATCACATAGTCACTACACATGGTATGTTTTTAGATTCACCTAATACAACCTCTGCAATTACATACAGAGTTAAGTGGAAAGCACAGGAAAATACTGGATATCTTAATCGCACAGGACAGGACAGCAACACTGCGCCTTATCCAAGAACCGCTTCATCAATCACAGTTATGGAGGTGTCAGCATGATTACTTCCATGTATAATCTAATTAAAAACTTACTATGGGATTAGATCACGAAGCAATACGCAAAGCTTATCCAAATGCTGTAACGATTGATGACAGTACTGGAGCGTTTGACGCAAGCGGTAATGCAATCTCACTTGATAATAGTCTTGTTACTGCTGCGAGAACTACTTTAGATAATGAAGCTGCTGCGATTCTTTATCAAAAGCAGAGAACAGGTGAAGCTGGCACAACAGATACTATTTACGCTTCTATAGGCGATCAGTTAGATATGCAGTACAAAGATGCTGTTAATGGAACGACAACATGGAAAGATCACGTTGCTGCTGTAAAAGCTAAATATCCTAAGCCATGAGTACATTAAAAGTTAACGCTATAACTGAAACTGATGGTTCAGCTTTTCCTTTTGGAAAAATTTTACAAGCGGAACAAGAAGTCAAAACAGGTCTTTCAAGTACAACGAGTCTAAGTTTTGTTGATTTATTAAGTGTTTCTGTTACCCCTTCAAGCACTTCCAGTAAATTTCTTTTGATGTATAAAGTTCCTATGAGTACATCCGTCAATGGTTATTCAGGCATGGTTCGTCTAGTTAGAGATTCTACCGCCATTTACATAGGTGATTCCTATAACAGTAATACTAGAGCTTCAAGCCAAGCAGTGTCAGTTATAAGTAATGGATCTTATATCCAGCGCGATTTAAATGGAGTTTTTATAGATTCCCCTTCAACAACTTCAGCAATCACATATAAAGTACAATTTAGAAATGATTACAGTGGTTATACGGTTTATGTTGGAAGAAATATACAAGGTTCTACAATAGATTCTTATGCAACTACTCCTCATAGTTTTGTAGTTATGGAGATAGGATAATGAGCCAACTTAAAGTTAATTCAATCGTTCCTGTCGGTGGGCTGCCAAGTGGTTCTAATGGTGGAATCATTCAAGTGAAGCAAACAGTTAAGACAGATACTTTTAGTCAGAGCAGTGTAACTAAAAACACTTTTTCCAATGATACTGGTTTAAATGTCACTATTACTCCAAGTTCCAACTCAAATAAAATTAGATTGACAGGAACAGTTAATTTAGCAGCAAGCGTTGATGTGGTAGGTCATGGTATAGGTTTATTTAAAAACGGAAGCATAATTACTGGTGCTACTGGTGATGCTTCTGGTAGTAATAGAAGCAGAGTTATGCATCAAAACTTTGTTGTCACAAGTTATACTGGACAAATTTCTTGCTTGCCTTTCGACTTTATAGATTCACCTGCCACAACAAGTGCTGTAACTTATGGAATAAGACTAATTGCTTTAACATCAAGTAGTACTTCGGATTTATACCTTAATAGATCGAGAAGTATATCTGATGATGAAGCTTACAAAGGTATGACAATTTCAGTTATAACAGCAATGGAGGTGACAGTCTGATGGCAGTAATGAAAGATATTATACAAAAGCAAATTCTTGAATGGAAAGAAGAATTAGCAAAACAAATACAAACAAAAAATCAAGCAGAAAAAGTTTTAACTGAAGCCAGTAAAACTATTTTATTGATTGAGGGTGGAATACAGGCGACTGAGATGTTGTTGAAGAAGATCGAACAAGAATACCAGCAAGAAGATACAAAGGAGCTAAAGCAACAATCAGAACCAATACAGTCAAACTAAGGGGTGCTGCTAATTTTAATAAAACTTCTTTTAACATAGATGGACGAAATATACATTCCAAACTTACCAGAGACAAATAATATACTCAATCCACCTAAAACAATTTTTTACCCCCCTGTAGTGGAAGAACCTTTTTTAGATCCTTTGTTACTCCCAAGCCTGGAACAAGTTCAGTCGGGTCTGGAAGAAGAGAAGGAAGATACTTCTTCAGAAGAAAAGGAGCAAGGCGAGGAAGTAACAGGTATAAAGCCAGAAGCGATCCCACTGAACCTGCCAAAAAACTTAGAAGATACTTCAAATGTAGAAACTATAGGTACTTTCAATATACCGTTCTTTGGGGAATTTCCAATACCAGCACCAGAAGTTATTGCAAGTTCTGTTGTAGCAGCAGGCACAGCTTCAGTGGTAACAGTAGCTGGAGGAATCGCTGCTCAAGCTGTGGTTGCACAACTTAAAAAGATATTCAAAAAAATTATTACTAAGGTTTTGAAGAAAGAGGTTGCTTCTCTGAAGAAAAAATCTCAGGATTAGCTCTTACATAACTTCTTATATTTATTACATCACTACAAAGACCAGCAAATTTTGATTTAGGATTAATCATATAACCGCTTGCGTGGAGTTGTGAACACTTCAAGACTCTCACTAATTGCTTATCATGGACTTGTTTGCTTAATTCTTCTTTGGCTAGTTCTAGCTTTACTTTTGCTATATCAGTACAGATTTTATTATTAGCTCCCAAAGGAATCATAAAAGATATTTGACCACCCCATCCTTCATTTATGCTGTATGTCTCTTCACCTTGAGCATCATTACCAGTATAAAAAGGGGTAAAGCTCATACTGGGTTGAGAACAAACTAAATTACCAAATTGATTTTTACTTGTAGCTCCCTGATTTATATTCATATTCTGATTAATTATTGATGAATTACCTACAGCATTAGGTTGTGCTATTACATCAGTCTCACCCTCTGCTAGAGCTATATTACTGACTAAAGACGCTGAGAGAAGTGATAACGCTAGTAGTTGTGATCGAATCATTCTGTGTAATCTTTTCAACCATTTGGCTTGCTGCTCTTGTAGTTATAGACAAAGACCAATCAGCAGTCACAGTTTTCGGAGTAAACACTGCATCTGCATGGGCTATACCACCACTAGATGCACTTGTAACCTCTATGTTAGAAGCTTCCCAAGTATTTAAAGCCGATCCGTATTTTTCTGTCACTACGCTTCTTGTAATAGTCTGAGTAGTATTCTCTGTACGATTACTAGAACCAGTAGTCCAAGTCGGAGTACCATTAGCATAAACAGGACTAAATAAAAACAAAGATAGCAGTAATAGTTTCTTCATTTTCTTGTATTATCAGGATCTACTATTAATTTTATAGGTGTATCTATACGAACGAGTTGTGTCTTACCTAACACTTCCTGTAACTCAGCCTTAACGTTAGTACCATTCTTACCTTTCTCACCACCTTTTTGTGTAATACTAGCCCCGAAACTACTGGCGAGTCCTACAAAGACCGAAGCGATAAAGGTCGGATCTATCTTCTGCTGCGGTATTCCTAGTTTTGATAGATCTAAATATGAAAGGCTTAACATTGCTGTAGCCCAAGTCAACAAAATAAGCCTGACCCCTAATGATACCAATTCAAATTGTTCCTCTCTGCAAGGTACAGCTTCTTGTAATTTGAACCATACACTTTTCTTTTGATCTTTTGGTTGTTCTGCCATAAATAAATAACTACCTAAGTATGGGGAGATAGCGTTATAGGCTAATCATAGGTAGTTATGGCAAACTTAACAAATCTTGGTATGTTTGGAAAGTAACACATTACTTTTATGTTAAAGATTTTAAAACCAATACTGTTGAAATTCTTTTCTACAACAGCAGTTAAGAGACTAATTATTGATTTATTAAGAGCTATTTGTCAACAAACTTCTAATACTTTAGATGACAGGGCTGTTGATATGTTGGAGTATCAATTATTTCCCAAGCAGAACTAATGAAAGACAAAGACTTCTTTCAAATACTTCTAGGTGAACCACCGACAGAAGTAGAGTTTGAGATTGAATTAAAGATTAGAGAAGTAAATCAACTACCTGATTCTTTATTAAGACAACATTGCTCTGATCTTGTGAGACACTCGAGACTACAAGACATATTGCTTACTGCTGCTCTTACTCGTATGGCAGAATCAGAAAGCAAATGCTTTAGAGCAGAACAAAAGCTTTATAAATATAAACAAAGTAGTATTTTCAATAAGATTCACTATGTCTTGTTTGGCAAAAGACCTAAAAAGTGATTATATTAATTCAATAACCCAGTTAAATCATGGATAAGAACCTAAAAATTTTAGAAAATCTACACTTGGTTTTAGCAAAAGAGTTATTAGATCGTATAAAATGTGGTGAAGCTAAAGCTGGCGACCTTAATGTAGCTAGACAGTTCCTTAAAGATAATGGTGTTGAATGTATTCCTGTAGAAAATAACCCAATGGAAGACCTTATGAACAACTTACCAGACTTAGAAACTATCCCTGTAAGTGAATTTTAATTGCAACCATTACCAGAAAAACTACAAGACTTTAGATATTTCTTAATTGTTACTTGGAGACATCTAAACCTACCAGACCCTACACCAGTTCAGTTAGATATAGCTGAATACCTACAATATGGTGCTAGACGTAAGATCATACAGGGATTTAGAGGTGTAGGTAAAAGTTGGATTACATCTACATACGTTGTTTGGAGACTAAGAATAGACCCACAGTTAAAGTTTCTTGTGGTATCTGCCAGTAAAGACAGAGCAGATAATTTTACCACCTTTACTATGCGTCTTATCAATGAGATGCCTATACTCTCTCCATTGATCCCTAGAGATGACCAGAGAAACAGTAAGGTAAGTTTTGATGTAAGACCTGCTAGTGCCGATCATGCCCCTTCCTGCTCTTCTAAAGGGGTTCTGTCACAGCTTGCAGGTAGTAGAGCTAATGAAGTTATAGCGGATGACTGTGAAGTACCTAATAATTCTTTTACCCAACCTATGAGAGACAAGTTATCGGAAGCTGTAAAAGAATTTGAAGCAATATTAAAACCAAATGGCAAGATTACTTTTCTTGGTACACCGCAAGTAGAGAATAGCTTGTACTTAACACTAGAAGAAAGAGGATATGAAACTAGAATCTGGACTGCACGTTACCCTGAACTAAAAAATAACTATGGTGACAGACTTGCTCCTCGTCTTTCTAAAAACCTTGCAGATGGCCTTGTAAACCCTAAAGATCCTGTTGACCCAGAAAGATTCACAGCTATTGATTTGATGGAACGTGAAGCGTCCTATGGACGTTCTGGGTTTAATTTACAGTTCATGCTTGATACAACACTCTCAGATCAAGATAGATACCCATTAAAAATTAACGACCTAATAATTAGTTCCGTCAATAAAGAATTTGCACCAGAAAAAATTATTTGGTCTAACAATCCTGAATATGTAATACAAGATCTACCCTGTGTTGGCTTCAATGGTGACAGATTTCATAGACCTGCTCAAGAATTTGGTGACTTTATAGAATATACAGGTTCAGTTATGTTCGTTGACCCCTCTGGTAAAGGTAAGGATCAAACCGCTATAAGCTGCGTTAAGATGCTTAACGGTAATTTATACGTTACTGAGTGTTTAGGACTGTCTGGGGGTTACTCTGATGCTGTCCTGGAAAGAATTAGTCGCATAGCTAGAGATAATAAAATAAATACTATACTCATTGAACAAAACTTTGGCGGTGGTATGTTCGCTGAACTACTTAAACCATTCCTTATGAGATACCATCCATGCGAAGTTAAGGATATTCGTAATACCAAAACTAAAGAACTACGCATAATTGACACCCTAGAACCTGTTATGAACTCCCACCGACTAATTATTGATCGCAAAGTGATAGAAAAAGACTTTAAATCTAACCCTCAAGAAACTCCAGAACGTAGATTAAAACTTCAACTTATCTATCAACTGTCAAGACTATCAAGAAATAAAGGTTCTCTTGTTCATGATGACCTCGTTGACTCTATGGCAGGTGCAGTTGCCTACTGGACTGAATATATGGCTCAAACTGAAGACCTTAATATTGCTAGACGCAAAGATGAACTTCTCTCTATCCACCTCGATAACTGGGGTTCTCTTCTTAACAACACCATATCTCAATCCGCTATGGGCATGACTCCCCAACAAATAAGAAATTCTAATGTATCTACTGATGGATTTATAAGTGACGCTTATTAAAGCCTTGTATAGGAGGGAGAAGGTTCGTTCCTCTCCAATACATTAGGATTACACTTAGTGTTACTTAGTGTTATCACTAAGATCCACAAATTGTTTTACCACAAAAATTTCAAGGGGTAATACTCTCTCGGCAAGACGAAACTCCCCCTGTCAAATAAAGATTTTTTCTGTAAATTTTAAAAAAATAGAAGATAATAAATGAAAGCTGCTGCTATGACTACATTCTTAGAATATTAATACTATTCTTAAAGGGGTTTTTGGTCAAGATTTTACATAGAGCTACATTTATTTCTTTTTAATCGGTGGGATGGGGTGGGTGTATATAGATGGATCAATAGAGGTGCAAGGGGAAAGGCCAATATAACAATATTATTACAGAATGTAAAGATGAATATACTTAGTGATAACAAGGGGTTTAAAGAAAGTTTAGGAAATTACTTGACAGATTATGGGAACGCTGGTTACAGTAGGTTCAACGGATCAAACCGAGATCTGTTAATTAAAACTATTCATTGAGCCACAATGCAAACAATCAAAGTTTCTACACGTCAAGCCTACGGTCAAACATACGTTGATGTTATTGATGATAAACAGAGAGGGGCTTTACAGTCTTTAACTGGTAACTCAACTCTCACTCAAAACAATATCAATTCTCTTAAAGTCTTAGGCTTTACATTTGAACATGTAGCAGAGCAACCTGCTATTACTTTCTAAAACTTTCAAACTTTACCAAAAATTAACCATGTCAAAAACATCTTATCAGCAAAAAAAAGGCCAGTACTCTATACCTGAGAATCTCAGGGGTCTAGTTATCAAAACAAAATATATGGGGGCTACTGACTACAAGGGTGCAAGAATCAAGGCTACACACTTAAGAGAGGACGGTCTTACATACAGTAAGACTATAAATAAAAACTATGATCTTGAGCCTGCTGATAATGCTTTAAATGCTGCTCAAGCCTTGCTTGATACCTGGCCTTTAAAAGAATACCACCCAAACATGAAAATTGTATCTATGGGATGGGATTATGCAAACTATTATTTCATTGTCTCTTAGATTCCTTAGAGGTTTAAACACCTCTAAAGAGTCCTTAAGACTCTAACCTTAACCACCTTTACCAACAAAAACCATGAGCCAAACAACTCTCAAAAAACAAACTACAAAAGAACCTTATGACCCTGATAAGGGGATCAAAGAATTAGCTGATACTCTAATCTCTTTAATGGAGAAAGATATTAATCCTTTCCGCAGAGAATGGTCACCTGAAGCGGATCATTTAAACTTTACTACTGGGGAATACTACCAGAATGGCAACCTTATTACACTTGAGATATATAAACTAGCTCAAGGTCATAAACTGCCTTACTGGTGCGGTTTCAAACAGGCTCAAAAATGGGGTCTTAAAATTAAAAAAGGTAGTAAGAGTGCAATCATTCTTAGACCTATCACTATCAGTACGACTAAACCCTTAGATGAATCTAAACCTGATGGGTTGCAAGTTGAGACAGGCCATAGCTTTACAATCTTTAGACCTACTAGGGTTTTTAATATTGGTTGCTTCGAGGGTTCAACACCTGAGAATCAAAAGAAACTAGATGACCGTATCTCTGAGCTACAGGAAAAGCATAAGGCAGACAACCATCAGCCTTTAGATGACAGGCTTAAAAATGTTCATGATGTAGTCGTTACAAACTACATAGATAAACATCTTAAAGACTTCAGTAATACAGGTAATGAAGCTTTTTATGATACTGTCTTTGACTGCATCTCTGTACCTGACATCTCAAGATTCTCAAACAATGAGAATTACTATAGTGTAGTATGCCATGAAGCCTGTCATAGTACGGGATCTCAAGAGAGACTCAAGAGAGATGGTATAGTCAAACAATGTGGGTTCGGCTCTGCTTTATATGCAGAAGAAGAAATCATTACAGAATGTGCGGCCTTTCTCTTATGCAGGGAATTAAAAATAGGTACAACGGATGACCAACACGCTAGTTATCTAAAGAGTTGGTGTTCTAAGTTACGCAAAGAACCTAAGTTTATCAACACTATCTTAGGTCAAGCAGTCAAGGCTAAGAACTTTATCCTTAACCCACCTAAACTTGACAACAAATAAACATCAGGGCATACTGTATCAAGGTATGCCCATACCTAACAACCATAACAACGGAGTCACAAATGATTTTATTAGAAATCCTATTAACAATAGGTGTCGTAGTTCTTTTTGCTGAACTGTCAGACAGGTTCAACAAATACATTGAAAACAAAAAGAAAAGAAAAACTAAATCCTGGTTCGAGGGTGAATTTATGACAGGGTTTCATGACTAAACGTAAGACCCATCAAACCTTATGGGAACTAGAGTCTATCTACTATAGAGCCTGTCGTATTACAGGCCAAGAACCCATAGCTATAAACAACCTACCCAGACATGAACATGGATTAGTTGATATAGAAAATTCTATCTCTTACTTGAAAAGAGAAACAGTAAAAATTATCTTAGAGATTTAATGAACTTT